ATACCATAGAAAATAGCTTCCACTTGGTATATATAGTATTTGTTTCATAATCTAAGCCTCCACTATTTCAAATTCTATAGCATTGAATGCTTGAGTAGTTGACTCAGGCATAGAGACGTTATAGATATCCATTATAATACACTCCCTAAAAGATTTAGTATTTAATATTTTTTCCAGTATTTCTTTTTTGTGTGATACTAGTTCTAGAGTAGGAGAGTCATTATCGAATGGTAAATATTCTGTTCCAAGATAAAAGCCATAAAGCAACACACCACTCATGCTAGTAGTTGCTTGTGTTGTTTTTAACCACTCAGTTAAGAGTCTATCTGACATTTTTCTTCTACTTGATACCCCTAGAACAACTAATATAAAATTACCAGTTGGGATATGAAGAATTTTATAGTTGTGTTTAGTCTGTGTCATAAGCTATATCTCAACTACTTCAAATTCTTTAGGTGTTGGTTTTGTGTCTTCTGCTATATCATCTAAACATTTTTCAGGAAATAAATCCAAAGCTATATGGTCACATAGTTTTGTAGATTTTGTAATATCTTGTAGCCATTTTTTATTATCACTTATTATTTGAATAAATCCAGAACTTGTTGTTTCATAGGCACTAGACAAATAAAAATTAAAACATGGAAGGTCATCCATAATCTCTTTTGTAATAGCCATTCCAGGAGTTACAGAAAGATGACCTATATAACAGAAATATATATAATCTCCAGTAGGTATGTGTAATATACTATATAGTTTCATTAGCATTTCTCCAAGGTATTTTTTTAATCTACTTCAATTATTTCAAATTCTGAAACATCTGGTATAATTTTATTTTTTCCATGTGTATTTATTAATGTATCTAAAGTATCTCCACTATCTATAATATCATTTATATCTGCTGCTATTTCTCTTAAAAATTTAGAAGAGTTAATTATTTTAACAGCTGTAGTAAAATCTGTTTCTATTTCATGAGAAAATTCTTGCTCTCTTCCTCCTAAATAGCTTTCAGAAATAAAAAAACAGAATCCGGAAGATACTCCAATTCTTTCAATTATTTCAGAGATAGTTAAATCTCTATAGAGGCTAGAAAAATATATAACAAAGTTTCCAGTTGGTATATGAAGAATTTTATACATCTACATCTACCTCAACTATTTCAAATTCGTTAAGTATTGGTTTCTCATCTTCTGTTATCTGAGTTAAACATGTTGCAGGAAATAAATCCAAGGCTATATCATCATATAAACCACTTGTAGGTAAATGTTCCTCTAACCAATTTTTGTCGGAAAAAAATAATTTGACAGCAGATATTGGGGCACAAGATTCTAAATAAAAATTAAAGAAAGTATAATTAGCTACATCTATTTTGGATAGTATTTTAACTTTATTTAGTTTATTATTTGTTTTTCCATAAATATACTCACATGTAGGAATAAATAAAATACAATAGGCTTTCATTTTACTTACTCTTCTTAGTTTCTTTGGCAGCATTCCACCCATCTTGCCTACCTCTATTGTATTCTCTTTTAAGTTCAGAGGCACCTGGATGATATACTTCAAGTCGTTTTACAAGAGCTTTAGTCATCTGCTGCTCTTTATTATAGGCAATAGTTATAGCATGAAAATCAGCTTCAAGTTTAGCAATCTTTTTTGCTTGCTCATAAATTACATCTTTATCTTTCATTTATTTTCTCCTATAAAGTAATAAACCCTAACAAATAGGGTTTAGTGGTTAGTATTTTTTGTGATATGCTGGTTTTTTGTTCTCTTCTTCCTGTCTTAGCAACTCTTCTTCCTCATCTTCCTTGGGTGCTTCTATAAACTTAAAGGTAAGAGGTTCAGTAGGCTTATTGCCCATTAGGTTAACAGATACTGAATCAGGACCAAATCTATTCTTTCTAATGGTTATAGTTCTTTTACCAGCATCTAATTCCTTTTCCGAAGACCCCAATGCCCAAATTGCGTCAAGTCCGAACAACGCTGAAAAACTTTCAGAGACACTATCATAGTTAAAATTACTTTGTCCCACTGCTGATCTATTAGATTGAAAAGCTGTGAGCATAGTACAGTTATATTTTCTACTTAAATTTATTAAACCATCTGATATTTCAGCAATGGCTTCATATCTTTTATCAAATGTGGTTGCCATTTTAAAGCAACCTACCCAATCAGCTATTATACAAGAAGGGGCTCCAAAGTCATTTGAAAATCTCTCTAAATAATTGTCAAAGGCTCCTAATGATAAAGTTCCTCTATCAAAACCCTTCACTGTTAGTAATTTACTTATATTACCATTAAATGTAGTATCTAATTTTCTTTGAAGAGCTATCTTAGCTTCTGGGATAGATGACAAATCTTTAGCACAAAATCCAGAAATTATGCTATCAAATCTTTGAGCCATAATCAATTCTGACATCTCTAATGTCACAAACAATGTTTTCTTGTTTTGTTTGGCAGCAGTGACAGCAAGATTGGCTAACATTGAACTTTTTCCACGACCTGTTGAACTGATTATAGCTAGGGCTTCTTTTTCTGCAAGTCCACCACCCATATATTGATCTATTGTTGGGAAGCCTGTTTGCCATAAACCTTTTCTAGGAGCTTCTAAATATCTATCACAAACACTATCTTTTAGGTAATCTATTCCTATACTAAACTCACTTCCAAAATTCTTTTTATAAGCCTCTCCCATAATATCATAAACTTTATCATAATCACATTGCTCAAACGCGTCAATACTCTTCGAGAAAGCAATAGCCATTGTTTGTTTTTTTAAAAAATCATAGCATTTTTCTTTTATGTATATATAATCTGATTCAGTTAATGTCTTGGCAGAATCGAGAATAGAAGTAATTCCAAATACATCACCATCTGACAATATATTAGCTTTTCTCATAATAATAATATTATTTCTAATTAACTCCACTGTTAGAATTCTTTTAGTTTGTTTATAAGAATTTTTAATTATCTTTAACAGTTTAATATGCGATTCTCCAGCATCAAGCAATGCAGGTTGCAGATCATCCAGTACCGCTTTGAGAAAATCAAAATCTTTAATTAGCAAGTAAAGTAATCCAGATTGGTAGACTGCGTTGAAAGGTATTGAAATTGTAGGGTCCATTATACTTGTATTCCTCCTATATATTGTTCTAAATTCTTTTCTTCTGTGTAGGGTATTATGATTAGTTTTATACTATTCTCCTTAGCATATATCACTTTATCTATATCACGTTGTTTGGCTTTTTCATAGCTTTCTAAAGTTTTATGCCAATGATTAGGATAGACATAATGTTGATATCCCTGATATTCAAATGCTATTTTATGTTCTTTATTATAACCATCAAATTCATATCTTTTATTATTATATATAAATCTTGATTTAGTCAGAGCAAAAACCAAACTTAGCTTCTAATAATTCCTTACATCTAAGTTCTGTTTTAAATGAAGCACATTCAGGACACCAGCTATTATTATTTTTAATATCTGTCCATTTAGCTTCCCATTGATGTCCCTCTTTACATTTCCATAGCATTTTCGTTATAGAATTTATATAATTATCAGAGATTAACTTTCCTTCTTTATTCTTAGCATACTCTTGTAGTTCAGTAATATCTGATTTTGATTTCTCTCTACTACAGGAAGGACACCAAGTATCCTGTTTAATACTATTCCAACTAACTTCCCATTGATGCCCTTCCTCACATTCCCATAACATTTTAGTCTTACTATTTATATAGTTAGTAGATAATAATTTACCGCCTTTATTTTTAGCATAATCTTGTAGTTCAGTTATATCACATTTCTTACACATTTACTCTTCTTTAGTCGTTTCTTTATAGTATTTAATAATGTCCACTATAAGTTCTTGAATACTTGAACAAACTTGGACATCTATTCCAAATTGTTTACAAATTTCTATTCTTTCATTTGAATGAATTAATAAAAATGGATTTTCTTTGTCTAAAATATCAAGATAAATTCTAAATTTTTTAAACTTTTCATTTTTTCTTGTGATTCTACCAAGAAATTGTATTAATCTTATAAAACTTTTTCTACCACTAGCATTAAAGGCTACCACTGGCGAAACAGCGAAATCTATACCTTCACTGACGACCGTACTAATGAGTGTATTACTATTATCGACCATTAAAGCTCTTTTTTTAAATTGCCTAATTATTATATTATCGTCTCCAAACATGGTCGCTGGGTTCAAATTAGGCATTTTTTTAATGGCATTATAAAGGTTAGTTCCGTGCTCTGTCCTATCTACTAAAACTAAATTAGGAGTCTCAAGTAATTCAGAACAAGTATTAAGTACAGTAGCTATTGTTGTATTTCTTTTTATGTTATTTTGTATAGCAGTATCCCATATATATTTATAGTTTTTTCTTAAAAATATCTGCTCTTTTAAATCGTAATCCACTGGTAAATCTAAAAAAAATGCTTTTACAGGAACTATCTTACCATCTTTTACCGCATCTTGATAACAATAAGTATATATAACAGGACCTATGGACGCTGTAAGTTCAGCATACTCTAGTGTTTTTTCAGTGAATGGGGTAGCTGTTAGTCCTATAAAATATTTACAATTAGGTAATTTTGACATTACCTTTCTAGAGGTTTTACTGCCACTATGATGGCTTTCATCTGAAAATAAGAAGGTAATATTTTTTAGAACTTGTTTTGGTTTTTGGATATTATTAAGTGATTGAATAGTTCCTACTATAATATCTCCTGTGATATCTTTTATGTTATCTCCAAATTGACTTACTTTAAATCCATAAGAAGTAAAATTCTTAATTGATTGTTGTAATATATTCTTATCATATACGATAAATAAGGCTTTATTTTTAGGATTCAAAGAAAGATGATAACTTAACACAGCAGCTGATATTAGACTTTTTCCACTTCCCATTATAGCAGCACATATACCATATTTATTTTGTAGAATACTGTTTATAGCATCTAATTGATACTGTCTACGTTCAAAATTAGGATTAGTTTTATATAATGGAATATCATCAAAGGTTAAAGTTTTGAAATTTTTGTCAAATACTAGAGAATGCATAGAAAACAATGACTTAAACAAACCAATTTTAACTCGGTTAGTAGCTGTAAGATAACATTTCATACCGTTCCAGCGTTTTATTTTGTATGCTGCTGAAAATTCACAACCTGGTATTTTATATGAAAGCATATTGGCTAAGGAATCTCTTTGAGCCTGATTATCAAACTCTAACTGGACTGTAGTATTGTTTATTAAAGATGCTTTCATATACTTAATTACTTTATTATCAAGTACTTACTTATTAATGTCTGTTATGAGATCCACTACTTCAAATTCATTTATACAGCGTTTAATCTTTGTATACTTAGAAGTATTGGCAAATTTTAAATATTCTTGAATTATCTTTTCAGCATCCTTTCTTGTAGCATATTTGGGTTCTTCACTATGTCTTGAATATGGCCATCTTAAAATTCTACCACTTGTAATAATAAGAATTATAAATTTACCTTGAGGAGTTTTATGAGGAAAATGGTAGTAAGGGTTATACTCATGTGGCATAATTATACCTCTATTATCTCAAATAAATTAAGGTTTTCTTTTCCTAAAATAACAGTAGTTGTCTCATTTAACCAAATTATATTACAATTGGAATGAAACATCTCATGTATTAAATCTAATGATTCAAATATATCAGTAAAGTGTCCCATGTATTTTTTAGTTTCATATAATGAATAAATTAAATAAATATTATTAATATCATTATGGTATAAATACTCTCCAGTTTCTATTAGAAGAATTTTATACATGTTATACCTCTACTATCTCAAATAAAAATCTTGAGGAAGTATCTAATCTAACTTCAATTCCATTAATATCTATTGATTGCCAATTGTCAGTAGTTCTTGTAAATATTTCCTCTATTTCTTCTACTGTATCAAATAATGCTTCCTCTAATTTCTGGTGGTATAGTTTTATTTCTTCTTGGGAATACAATAAAGGCACACTTCTATCAACATCTGTATGTATATAAGTTCCATTCTCTATTATTAGTAGTTTATACATTTACTATCTCAAATTCACATTTATTATAATTATCTGCTATAAAAGATTTTTCTATATAGTTATTATTGTAATCAACATTTCCTTTTATATATAAAAAATCTAAAACCATTTGTGCTTCTCTTCTTGTTCTAAATTCAGCAAGACTACCTACCATGCTTAGTTTTAAAAAAGTCCTATAAGTTATATGTCTCATAGGAGGATTTTTATATTTTATATTATTCTCACTAATATAGTCATTTGATATCATTAAATAATTACCAGTTACTACATGAAGTATTCTATACATATCTATTCCTCTATTATCTCAAATAAATATCTAGTAGTTTCATTTACCTCAAAAGGTTGATTATTTATCAATATTCTCCATATATTTTTTTTAAATTGCTTTTCTATAGCTTCTTTAGAGGAAAAAGTAGCCTCTATCAAGCTTCCTCTATATATTTTCATTTCTTCTTTGGAATATATTACAGAATAGTCATCATATGTATCTATAATATTTTTATATAAGTATTCCCCTGTTTCTATTAGAAGAATTTTATACATGATTACTCCTCTACTATCTCAAATAATGGTTTCGTTTCTTTATTTAGAGTTATTAAGCTATCATTAATATACAGGTTAACTTTTCCATCAATAAATATTTTATGTATAGTATTTTTATACTTATAAGTAGCTATTTTCCCGAATTTTTCTCTATAAGCAAAGTTTTTTAAAGAGGAATATAACCTACCTTGATTGGTTTTATAGAGATATTCTCCTGTCTCTATTACTAATATTTTATACATTATACCTCCACTATTTCAAATTCTATTCTTTCTGGTATTCTATTATTTAATGGTATTATGCTGTATAAGTTGTAAGATTTATATAATTCGATTACATGAGGTAAATATATGTCTCTTAAAAAAGTAATAGCAGAAATTTTATCCCTGAAATATATTCCACTCGATTTTAGACTAAAATCCCTACGAGAAATACCGTATTCCTTTTTAAAAAATGAAGCAGAATATGTTATATATGCCGTACCATAAACAGATTCCGTTTTCGGTAACAAATTAATAGCAAAATAAGGTTCTCTGAAGTTATATCCCATTGTTAAATGGGTTGTTCGAAGATATTCTCCACTTTCAATATGTAAAATAGCATATTGTTTATTCTTTGTCATATTTTGGATACTCCACTATTTCAAATAAAGCTGTATTAGTCTTTACTAGTAACGACTGAGTATTTATTATTACTCTATAAGAACAGGTAATCAAAAAATCATAGGCCTCTTCTTTAGTTGAGAATTTAATAGGAAGTTTGTTAATATCATAAAGACTAACAAATTCCTCCGAAGAAAAGGGCAGATAGTTAGGGCTGCCATAACAGCTATACAGATAATCACTAATCTCTATACATAATATAGCATATGACATAATTTAATCCTCGAATACTTGACTAATTATCTTAGTTTCAGTATCTAAATCAAATACTAGTGGCTTATTTATTGGTTTATATTGTTCTGTACATACTGAGGCATTAATACATAAGGTGTTATTTACTAGCTCTGTTCTATTTTCAGCAGAATGTATATGACCACACTGAAACAATATCAAATCTTTAAGTTGTTGTAGTCGTTCAAATAACATAGGGCAACCAACTGGATGACCACTTAATAGTCTATCTACTACCCCAAAAGCTGGCCCATGTAAAATTAAAACATTAGTATCTTCTGGTATTTTATCCCATTCTTGTTTAGTTTTTGAATTGTCTTTTGGTAAATTAAAAGCCCAATCAAAAAACCATTTAGTTTTAGGATTGCCATAGAACTTAATAGTTTCAATAATAGTTGAAGAGTTTTCTAAATAAATTATATTATTATCAAGACATATTTGTTGGGCTATTTTTGGTTGTAATTCAAACAGCCAGTCATGATTTCCGGCAATACATATTTTATATTTATGAGGTAATTTTCCAAATAATAATAATTCTTTTGATATTTCTTTTAAGGTTCCACCCATAGTAAAATCTCCTGAATGGATCAAAACATCCCCTTCTGGAATTTTAACTTTCTCTAATTGATTATGTGTATCACTTATACAAACTAAACGTAGTACCATTCATCTTCTCCTAGTTCTATTATTTCAAATTCAATATAATTCATAGCTATAACTTCTTGTGTAGTTTTTATATCTTCACATACCAGAAAAGTATAATTCTTAGGAAATATATTATCAAGTGTTTTTTGAGTATAAACACTAGGAATATCTTCTAAATACCTTTTTATAGTATGAAATCCTTGACAATTACGCAAATATTTTCCTGTGGGAATATGTAATATTTTATAGTATTTCATATTATTTCAGTTATTTCAAATTCATTAATAGTAAGTGAAAGCCATGAATCAGTAAGGTTTTCTTCAACTACAAAGCAAGTTAAAAAATCTACAAGCTCACCAGCAAAGTCATGTAAGTTTGTAATATTTCCAAAGGATTTTATTACCTCATCCTTCCATAAGTTTTCTTTAGTTAAATCGCTAACTTCTTCATCCAAGGGAGTCACTAAATATTTTATCATTAATAAATTAAAAATTTCTTTACAAGTTTTTAAATCAGTATCTAATGAGACATTACAACTCTCACAAGAAAGAATATGAAATATTCTGAAGTTAGCCATTATTTATATACTTATTTAATAAAATTAGCTTGTTAAATATTTTATATATTTTCATTTGTTATCTCTACTATCTCAAATTCACATAATAGATTATTTTTTTTAAGCTCAGGAGGAAAGTTATATAGATTTTTAAAAGAATATTTGCCCTTATTTATTAGTTTATCTAAAATATTTTCTGCTGGTTGTGATATCATATGTTTGAAAAATTTAGGAAATGACGAATTAGATAATAAAAAACACTTAGCTTCATAGACTGATTTAAATTCTAATATTTGTCTTTCTTTGCTATTCCATAAAGTCTCTAATCTCCAATAATACATTCCACTCTTCTTATGTGTTTGTTTATATCCTTCAAGAGTATAATCATATAGTATTATCTTATAAGTCATTTAGTTATCCTTAATATAGTCAATTCATTTCTATTAATTTTAATAGTTTTATCTTCTATCCTTGAACATAGATTATCATAAATATTTAAATTCAATGTAAAATAATAAAAATAAACTCCCAATAATGAGTAATGTTTAGGCTCTTCTGTAAAACACTCCATAAATATAAAATCATAGGATTTTATATCTATATCGTAACTTCTATAAATGTATTTTCCTGTTGGAATATGTAGAATAGCATATTTAGCCATAGTTAATCTTCTATTTCTATTATTTCAAATTCATTGATATCATACTTTATCTTATAAGAAATTTTAATATCTTTAATAACTTTAGTAATACGTCTAATACACATACTCTTATAAGGAATTTTATACTTGAATATAGAGGGAATATCTACTAAATCATACCATGGACTATTATCTATAAAACTCACGTGAACATATAAGCCAGTTGTAAGATGCAGTATTTTATATTTTTGATATCTTGCTTTACTGTTTTTCATTTTTATCTCTACATTCCAATTCTATAAGTTCAAATTCATTGGAAGAAACTTCATATTTATGATCTTGCTCATCGTGTATAAAAACAGATTTGGCTTGTTTTAATGCTTCAAAATGAGATGTAAAATTATGCCAGGAACTTGAAGGCTCTTTAGTTAGTATTACACAGCATACATAATATGTATCTGGCCAATAAGCATAATTATAATACAATCCTGTGGGTATATGTAAAATATATTTGGCTTTCATCTAATTTCTATGACCTCAAATTCTTGTTTATTAAAGTCTTTAGTAAATTCAGTTTCTACTATATAAAATTCATTTATTTCTTCAACAGAAGAAAATTCTTTTGTTTTGTGGCTAACATGTTGATTACTTAATAACGCATCTCCCCATACCGGCTCGCGGGCCATCCACCGGGCCTGGCAGGATGGCCAGGCCCCCGCCGCATCAAAAGTATAAATACGATTAGATACATAAGTTCCAGAAATAACATGTAATAGACAATATTTCATATATCTCCTCTCTATATAAAAATGCTGGTAGCTTTTACACTACCAGCATTTAAATAGACTAACTCTTAATTTTATTACTTTGCTACTACCTGACGATGCTCATAACGCTTTGTATTGGCATTATAAATAAGACCAAGATTACGATAAGAGGTATGATACATCTTAACTAGGCTGTGAGCTATCGTGACTGGAACAGTGACGTTGTATAGGCAATAGTCTCGGAGTGCCCCTGTAGAAGCTCCTACAGCCTCTGCTACATCTTTTAGAAGCATTCCTGAATTATAGACCTTATTAGCTAGAAGAACATTATATGAAGGGCTAGAAGTACGAGCCTGGATAAGAGTGTCCATCTTCTTCTTATTGGTCTTTGAAATAGATACTGCCATTGTCTTTGTTGCCATTACTGGATTCTCCTCAGTTTGGTTAGAGATATTAATATTTGATGTGTTAGCTAGTAATATATTTCTGTCTCCAGAGCAATAATAACTCATGGGATTATTAATAGGAGTCATACTAAATGTGCTAGAAAATAAAGCATCCAAAGAAACATTGATTAACTTAGATATTTTAAATAGATGATAAATACTTGGTAGTTTAGTTCCAGATAGCCATTCTGTTACATCATCAGAAAATACCTTGGAAGAACTTATAGAAGATAATTGAATAGCAAAAGAAGTGGGAGTATAACTTAGATACTTTATAACAGTAGCTAAATTAGTAACAAAATTTTCTCGTGCCAGTAAAAATGAATCTGATAAATCTGATATACTAGTCAAGAGAGACTCCAGATGCCTTTAAGAGCAGTAGAAAATTCTCTTTTGTATATAATACCTCTGATAACATAAAAATATCTCTATATGTTTTAACACAGATACCTTTAGTGGTTCTTTTAATAGAAAGAGTATAGGAATGCTCAGAGGCATTTCTTGTTATAAAAGTAAACAATTTATTTAAAGATACATTAGTTACTTCTTCAGTAAATTCATGCTTATCTAAATTAACTATCTCACACTGTATATCTTCTATATTTACTTTGGACTTTTTATTTTTCTTTTCTGGTTCTATTTTTATATTTTCTGGGATATTAGTCTCCTCTGTAAATTCTTTTTTTAATTCGTCTGAAAATTTATACTTAAATTTTAGACCCTTCTTGGCACCTGTTCTTTCTATGAGTCCCTTTGTTTCAAGAATATTTAGTTCTTTTTTAAAGAGAGCTTCATCCATAGAAGAAAGCTCAAGAGCTTCTCTGACCTTAGTAGAAGAAGTCCACTCACTTAGTTTTTCTTTAAGTAGTGTTTCTGATATATTAGACATCAGTAGTTGTATCCTCTTCAATTTTACTGTAGCTTACAGGTGCTGAAGCAACTATATAATTATAAGAATCTACTAAAGTTGCCTTAATTGAAATACTACCACACTTTTGACAATACTTATAATTTCTATTTGGAAGAGAAAATTCCTTTTCTCTATGCTCACAAGCCTGACAAATATAAATAATATCTTTGCCTAAGGTTGGGGTAATTGAAGTAGTTGTCTGGGACATTTTATTTCCTATAAAATTAATCCAATAAAGTTTGAGGACAATCCTCTGTAAGTTTTGGTGAGGTATTTTTTTTCTTTTCAGGGTCTAACCAAAAAGAAGCTGTAGTTAGCTCATCTGTAGCAATACCCTGTTCAAATAGTTCTTCACCAATAAAGAACTGTGTTTCACTAGTAGCTAATTTCTTTAGTCGTCTAATAGGAATTCTAGTTTGTTTAACTGTGAATGCTATTAGTTTATTACTTAAGTTTTCAAGATATTTATTATAGGCATTATGAGTTCCTAATGCTTCAGAATCCATACCCCAAGCAAGAGGATGTAACATAAAACTTACTAGATTAGTCCTAGGAGCAAATCTCTTATGCCCACAAAGATAAACCCAAGCTCCTGCGGAACAGGTCTCACTAAGTAGATATGTATAGCAAGGAGTTTTACTGATTAGTATTAAATTCATAATACCTAGCATGCTTGATGCTTCACCTCCAGGAGAACCTATTACAAAATGTATTGGCTTTTCTTGATTATCTTCTACTAATTCATCATATAAATTTTTAATTTGTTCAAAAGAGTTCTTAGTAATTTCATCAATAATATGAATCTGTCTTCGTTCTACAGATTCTTCAGTTACTAATGAGGTCTTATTAGAGTCGTCTAATTCATCATCTGTATCAAATTCAATTAGTTCTGACATAGATGGCTGAATATTTAAAGAAGATGATTTCATTATTCTGAAACTTCCTCTTCATTCATATAGGAATGAAAACGAACGCGAGACTTACTTGGAATTATAACTCGTTCTTGGGTATGTAAATTTCTACCAGATCGAGGAGCAGTCTGAATTACCTTAAAATTACCAAAACCTCGCAAAGTAATATCCTCGCCAAGCTCTAGAGTTTCTCGTATAGAGCTGGCTACAATGTCTATCATTCTAATAGCCTCTACTTGAGAAACGCTATCACGTTCAGAAATATATAGTGCTAGTTGCTTCTTTGTCATTAAAAATTCTCCATAAAACACGTAGTTATTAATCTTACGAAAGGTCTACAGTATTTTGAGAAGCCTTTCGTATAATGAAGTATCGTCATTTTTCATATTTTCTATAGCCCCTACAGAAATTATTCCAAAAATTTTATTGGGGTCTGAAGCACTTAGTCTAATCTGATGTAATACCCCATCTTGGTCCATTAGCTGTTTCGTATCTAGTGAGGCTCCTCTTAATAGAAATTCAAAACATGCTCCATTTTCAAATCCTGGGAATGAATAACTTACATATAATTTTATTAAATTACGTTTTTTAAAGATTACTGAATTTGTGAGTTTTATTTCTACTTTTGAGATTAATGCTTCAGTCATCATAATAGACTGAATAACAACAAACTTATTTTCAGGAGAAAGATATGACCTAACTCTAGACCATGCTGAATCAGAAATAGAAACTCCAGCTATATCAGAATTTAAGCATAGAAAATCCCTATGAGAAGTAAAAATAATATCTAATATGTTATCTTCCATGTAGTTAATTGTTTGTTCTATAGTTCTCTGAAATACAAATACCTTTTGGTGTTTTTTCAATGAACTTTAAACTTTCTAAATAAGTTAATCTCATTTCTAAATCTTTTAAATCCAATAATCTACAAGCCAATGAAATATCTCGTCTAGACTTAGGAATTGGAGGAGCATTGTTTATCTTTTCTGTGAGCATTAGTATTTGGAATTTAGCTCTATTATATTCTTTATGCTCATATAAAGATAGGGATTTTATTCCTTTAGTTTCTAAATGTTCTTTTATATTAGTAAAGCCAGCCAAAGAAATTTTATCTATTGGTTTTATTTGTTTCTGATAATTACTTAAATACATTAAAATACGTTTATCTATCCCATCCACTCCATTTTTCTCGCATCCTAAAAAAGTTTTAACAAATTCTTCTGTTTTTTCTTCTGAAATTACTTCTCCTACATTATTTGCTACTAGAAATTCGGCATTTCTAACTGCTGCTCTTGGAACTAATTTAGCACATTTTGCCATAATCTCTAGCCCTCCATCAGAAATTAAAGGATATTTCATACTTATGATATGCTCAATATCCTCTAATGTATATTGATTAAATGTTATAGGAACTAATCTAGTGGTTAAAGGATACACTAATTTTGATGGGTCAGTAGTGGCAAATATCCAAGTTATATTATCTATTAAAAAAGTATATTGTAATATTTCAGAAAACACTCCTTCTTTTTTAGTTAAAATTGAAAGTAGGGCAGATTGTATTGATGTTTTGAGTTCTTGTGCTTCATCTATTAGAATTACTGTTTTTTTAGTAGGTATTCCAAAATTACCATTATTTAAAGCATATTCTCCAGAATTTAAATCTTTAAATTTAGTAAATAAAATTTTATGAAATTCCTCTAGTGATGAAAAATCCATAGCATTGTAGGATAAAAATAAATAATTACAGGCATTAGCTAACAACTTAGTGGATGTCGTTTTTCCAGTAGATGCCTCTCCGAATATGCCTATATGGGGTAATTGTATTTTATGGATATTTGCTAATTCTGCTAATTGTTCTAATTGTGAAAATTGTGGCTCATTAATTCCTGGATAAACATTGTTGGTTTCATTAAATATTTTAAATTTAGTCATATATTATCTCAAATTCCGATCGTAGAAATTTAGTATTTTTGGGCAACCCCCATATATGGGCCAAAGGATATTCATTACATAAGTGTATTACTTGTAATATACACTTTTCTGGACCCTCATTGTATTCTATATTAACGTTTATAGAGGAATAATCTATATTATTATTTTCAAACGTCATATAAATTCCTTCTGGTATATATAATATTCTAGTCATATATTATCTCTAACTCATTTAAACTGGAGATATAGAGAAGACAATCACAATAGTTTTGTGCAAACTCTTCAATGGATATATGGTCATACTCATATGCATAAGAATCTTCAAAAGAGACAACTTCTTCAGATTCATTTTCTGGATGGGCCTTATCATACTTAATAGATGATAGAAATTTAATATATTCTCCAGTAGGTATATGAAGTAATTTAGTCATAGATTATCTCAAACTCTGAACGAAGAAATTTAGTATGTGTAATAGGAAGTCCCCATATGTGCCTAACATAGTCTGAGTTATTACATGCTGTGATTACATCTTCAAGGTATGCTTCTATGTTATTTTTGTATTTAGAATTTACATTTACCTTTTCAAATACTACAGTAATTTCATGGTAATAAGACATATAAATTCCTTCTGGTATATATAATATTCTAGTCATATATCAACTCTATTTCAGAAGCTAAAAATTTATGGAAAATTTCTATATTATTCACAGTATACCAGCCATGGTATGCATCTTCAGTATAATTTAAATAAGCTAATATATCCTTTTTGCTACATAATCTAGTATCAGTAAATTCACAAAGCTTCTCTAATAAAATAATATTTGGTAATTGTGAGCCCGGGTCATAAAATTTTAAATAGTCTCCATTAGGTACATACAATATTTTAGTCATACTAGTCCTTTCGATATAAAATATGGGCTGATAACTTAATACCAGCCCATACTTAGTTAGTTTGTAGACTATTACAGTGTGTCAAATAAACTCTGAAATGCATCCCTCTCAGCAGTAAAGGAGAAGGAATTTTTAGCAGAATTCTTAGCAAAATCCACTGCTTGTTCTGCAATATTTGGTAAGTCTATTGTATAAAGTGTCTTTATATCATCTATTAAAGCATCAATAGGCAACTGTAATTCTAATGAACTATTAGAATCACATGACAGCATATTTTTTAGAAAAGAAAAAATCTGAGAATTATCAAGCTTATTTAAATCCAAAAAACTAAGATTAAACTCTACTGGCCGTTCAATTTGTAGCATATCTTTTCTTGCTTTTTCAGGTTCGAGATTTTGAGACATAGCCTCCATAATAGCTTCTTCTGAAGACACTGGAAGAATTCTTGATGTTCCAAGAGATTCCTTTATGATATAAATTAAATTTTCAATAGAGCCCATACTTTCCATCTTAGCCTTAATCATTTCATTAGCCTTTTCTGAGGCTTCTTCTTCTTTAGAAGATCCATCAGATTTAGCAGCTGCTTCTTTTATAGATACAGAAATATCAGAAATCTTCAAAGAGGCATTTAAGATGAAATTAATATCCTTTTCATTTAATGAGGCTCTTAACATAGCCCTACTAAGCTCTTCTGAATTCTCATTTATAGAAGCAACATTCTCACTAAGTAAAACTAATTGGGATAGTCTATTTATAACAGATTTTTTAATATAGTCATCATTACTTAAAGTAACTGTGCTATCATTAAAAAAGCATCTATCTAAATAGTCTAAAACTTTTTGTTGGTTATTTCTGATATCATCAATTGTTAGAAGTTCATCAAAAGTCATAATAGCATGCTCCTATTAGTTTTGCTATTGGTTAGGTTAATTTCTATGTATAGGTTGGTTTTTATATTTACGAGCATTTCCTAAATTTAAAGTAACATGGCCTGATTTAAACTGCTTTGCGAATTCCTCTAAATTACTACACACATCCTCTATAGATGGGTATGACAACTTACTTAAAAAGGAATGAAGCTTAGGGTCGTCTCTGTGAAAATATTCAGAGTCACTATTTATAATAGCTCTCTTTGCGAATAGCATTAGAAGTTCTTTCATTGTCACAGTAGATAGTTCTTTCAAAGAATCGTATATTTCTTGCCGTTCAAAAACGTAGGCATTATTTTGTGTATCAAACTTTACTGCTATGGTAGCCATTATAGAATCTGGCTTAGATATATCAAAAAGTATATTAAACCTAGACATCTCACTAAGCTCTTTCTCAGTTATAAGTGAGATTTTATCGTATTGAATATTTCTTACAAGTTCCATCATAAATGGTTTCTCCTTTATATTTAACTAGTATCGTCAGAAGTAGACTCAACCTTAATAATTTTATTTATTAACATATTAATATTTCAAACTCAGCTCTTAAAAAAGCTGACTTTAGTCTATTTAAAACTTTGTTTTTTTCTCTAAAAAATCCATTATCAATATATGATGGCCCACATAACTCAATTAAGAACTCTTCTACTGACTTATTTTGAGTCATAGCCACGCACTATCTTCATATATTTCTGTATATTCCCCTACTATAGCTGGGAATTTTATTAGTTGTATGATATATCCTTCTGTTATATATAATATCTTAGTCATATTTTACTATCTCAAGTTCACAACGAAGAAATTCGTGGCCATACTCAATTCCATTTATTTCATACCACCTTGAGCCACATTTAGTATGTAGTAAATAATTTATAAAATGAGCTGCCGTTTTAAAATCTGGCCCTGCCCCGATTCCAGCTTCTTCTAAGTTTATTGTGAGGTCATTTGAATTATGTAAATAAAACCTTAAATAATTACCGTTTGGAATATATAGCAGTTTAGTCATATATTATCTCGAATTCTGATCTAATATGCTTTATATAACCTACTTTACGAACTAAAAAAGATGAATAATTATGTTCTATAATTTTGCTTATATATCTTTCTGGAGTATTACTCGTAAACTTAAATAAGTTATCAGTAGATTCTTCAAAAATTTCCGTATATCCAACCTCAGGCGATATAAACTGTATATATTCTCCAGTAGGTATATAAAGTATTCTAGTCATTTATTTCTATCCCCTCAACTATAAAAATAAACTCAAATTCACTTATATCAAAGGTATGATTTCTAGGCAAGTCCCCAAACCATTCTGGAGGTCTTCCCCAAGTAGACAATTCAGAACATAATTTTACAAACTTATTAATTACTTTTTTTCTATAGGCAATAACATGCCAATGACTTAAACCAAAATGTGTAAAAGGAAAATTAGGGACTATATACTCACCATTTGGAATGTATAATATTTTTAATTCTCTTTTTATACTAGGTATATAGCTAGATTTAGTCATATACTATTTCTAATTCATCTAATGAATATAAAATGACATTACCATTTCCTACTTCTAGTTCAACGCCTTCTGTAAGATATTTAGTAATAAAATTACCTATTGTTTCATGACCATGCTTAAAATAATAAGAATCTTCAAAATTTACAAGTCTTCCTGAAGTATCTTCTGAATGGGCCCTATCATACTCTACCGAAGATAGAAAATAAACATATTGTCCAGAAGTAATATGTAGTAGCTTAGTCATATATTATCTCCAATTCATTTGGTAAAACTGGAAGTATTAAATTATTTAATTTTATCCAATCACTATATCTAGTTTTATGTTGTTCCATTGATAGTATTTCTTCTATCTCTATTTCAATATCTTCCTTTCTCATTATTTCCTCCAATACACTCTCTATTATAATTTCATTTTCATCCAAATGAGTATAATATTTTAAATATTCTCCGGTAGGTATGTAAAGTATCCTAGTCATTTTTAATTATAGCAAATTCAGATTTTAGAAATGTTTTAAAATCTGAAATCTTATATGAAGTTAAATAGCATCCTCCCTTAGAACCTCTTTTTTCCAAAATTTCTTCTATGGGTATATGCTCATCTTCATACATATAAGAATCTTCATAATCTAGCACGTGTGTACTTAAACTAAGGTGCTTATGGTTTTTTCTATCATACTCTAGTGAAGATAGAAAATAAACATATTGTCCAGAAGTAATATGTAGTAGCTTAGTCATATATTACCTCGAAATTCTCTAATGTATATCCCTTATATCGAGATTGTGCATCACACATATTATCCTCTAACATATAATCTATGTGTTGTCTTACAGAAGAACCTATTTCATAACTATAACTATCTTCAAAATCAATTACTTGATATGTTTTATCGTCTAAATGTTCCATTTCATATTTATGAGAGGAGATAAATTTAACATATTGTCCATTTACTAAATCTAATATTTTAGTCATATATTATCTCCAATTCACTTAGTAAAATTGGTAGAATAATCTTATTATGTTCTAACCAGTCATTTATAAGATAATCTCCCCTGCCAATATTTGTTAGCTCCACTAGTTCCTCTTCAACTTCTAGTTCTATATCTTCTATAATGGAGGTATATTTACTTTCTTTAAATTCCCAATACTGTAAATATTCCCCAGTAGGTATATAAAGTATTTTAGTCATATATTATCTCCAATTCACTTAGTAAAATTGGTAGAATAATCTTATTATGTTCTAACCAGTCATTTATAAGATAATCTCCCCTGCCAATATTTGTTAGCTCCACTAGTTCCTCTTCAACTTCTAGTTCTATATCTTCTATAATGGAGGTATATTTACTTTCTTTAAATTCCCAATACTGTAAATATTCCCCAGTAGGTATATAAAGTATTTTAGTCATATATTATCTCGAAACTTTGTCTTGTATAAGAATTTTGATATGGATATAATATATTATCCCCATTGTCTTCTAATAGATATTCTATAAGAGCTTCTATATCATAATTTAATACGTTATATCTAAAACTATCCTCTACTAGTTCTGGCCTACCCTCATCTTTACGTGGAACAAATTGAACATATTCTCCTTTAATTACATCTAATATTTTAGTCATATATTATCTCCAATTCACTTAGTAAAATTAGTAGAATGACATTATTTAATTTTAGCCAACTATTAATAAACATACTTGAATTAAGTGCCAATAAATAAGTGATTTCAGAATCAACTTCCCATAATTCTACAAAAGAATAAATGTTATCATTAGCGTAATAAAATTTTAAATATTCTCCAGTAGGTATATAAAGTATCCTAGCCATCTATTACCTCAAATTCCGCTTTAATTCTAGCTTGGGAATCATCATAGCCCTTTATATTTAAATTAAAATAAGTATCTTCTAATTTAAGAAATAATGCATCTAAAGATATATCAGAAAACCGTGAATCTTCTATATTAAGAACCAACTTATGTTGGTCTCTCGAAACAAATTTAACATATTCCCCACTAGGTATATGTAGTATTTTAGTCATCCTCAATTACCTCAAATTCCGAATATAAAAAACTACTTCTAATAGGTAATCCTAAACTCTTTACAAGACAAGAATATTTTTCAATATCTTTATTTGAAGTAAGTTCAGTTAATATAATATTAATACAAACCATAGAAATAGTAGTAATTCCTCTATATGTAAGGTATTTTCCTTCTGGAATATATAAAAGTTTACCAGTTCTCATAAACTCCTCCAATCAAAGAAAATGGGAGAAGGGACATTAAATCCCCTCTCCCAAAATTATTAAACCTAATAAACTATACTAGAAATAAGTTATTTAAATTTAATCTGCTAAATTCCAACTTAATAAAAGCTTCTAAATTATTTTGTTCTGTATATGGGATAATTATTAGTTTTATATTATTTTCTCTACAGTAGTTTTGTTTTTTAACATCTCTATTATATTGTTTTATAAAATCTTCTTTTGTTTTATGCCAAAAATTAGGAAAAATATAATGTTGTTCTCCATTATACTCTATTGCTATGTTAGAAGCTTCATTGAGCCCATCAAATTCTATATAATTATACCTAGAAAAATATTTTCTAGTTTTTGTAAACTCTAATCCAGTTAATCTCTTAATGGTATTTATACATAAGGCTTCAGTTTTTCCACAAGAACATTTAGGGCAATTAGTTTTTTCACCAGAAAGTAGAACTGAGGTTTCTGATATAATTCTATTTCCACAAGAGCATAAACATTCCCAAGCTTTTTTACCTCTATTAGATTTTACTTGTGAAATAACAGTTAATTCACCAAATATATTTCCTAATAAAGTATTGTTTATTTTATTATGTCCAGAACATCCACAGTGAGTCTTAGGAATTTTTTTATTGTGTAATTGAGAAGAAGTAGCAATAATAGTTTTTCCACAAGAACATTCACATAACCAGTGCTTTGCTTTCTTAGATTCAGTGGCTACAAAACTTCTTACAGTAAGCTTTCCAAACACTTTTCCTATCAAATCTATATTTTTATTAGGGATTTTACATCCACAAGAAGTAGTAGAGTTTGATAGTAAATTAGCAGAGTATATTATCTTAGTATTGCCACACTTACATCTACATTTATATTTAGGTTTTCCATCTACTGTTTCTGCTTTTTCTATAACTGTTAATAGGCCAAATGTCTTACCTATCAAATCCTTTACACAGTGGCAGGTATAACTATCTTTATGTGTTATTAAAAAAGATGAGGTTTTTACAAAAATAGTTCCACAGATACATTGACATTTCCAAAGACCCCTTCTTGCCTTATTCAAACCTTCATCAGAGATAACTTTTAAATTTTTTATAGGTAAAGTTAAAAAATTATACTTATTTGGAATACTTTTATACCTCCCATCTTAAGTTAGAATAAGACCAGTTATTGCAGCTAACTTCTTTTGAATATATAAATCTATTTTTTGCCAATTATTATTATGTGCTATAAGATGACATTTCTTACATAAAATAATTAAATTATTTTCTTGTTTAAAAAGTTTATCGTTTTTACTTAAGGGAACTATATGGTGTACATCTAATTCCTGACTTGTGTATTCTTCTTGGCATAGTTGGCATTTACTATTATATTTTAACATTATCGAGGGTTTCTTACCACTCATCCTGCCTCTTAAAGCAATTTTGTGTGGAGTCATTAAAGTCTCAGGATCATATCCCTTAGATATTCTATAAGCTTTAAATAAATCCTGTTTAATACAGCCACAAGATTGATTAAGTCCACTTAAAAGAGCATTTGTAGAAGGACTACAAGTATTACCACAAACACATTGACATTTCCAATATTTGTCTTTTTTATTAAGTGATTTTTCAATATCTAAAGCTATTACTGTGAGTCTACCATATACTTTGCCAGTTAAATCAACTTTATAATTTTGTCTGGTACACCCACAGCTAGTAGTATTTCCACTTAGTAAATCAGAAGTATTTACTATAGTGATATTTCCACATTCACAGCTACACTCCCATGATTTTATTCTTTTTCCAGAAGATCCAAACTTTACTGACTCCTTTGTTATAGTTAATTTTCCAAATTTTTGTCCTGATTTAAACTGATTTCTATCACAACACCCACAGTGTTTTTTATTCCTAGGACAAGTTAATGATTCTGTTGTTTTGTCAACCAACTTTCCACAAATACATCTACATTGCCAATGTTGTTTATAATCAATAGAGCCCAACTTCTCTATAACAGTCAGTAAGCCGAAAGTTTGATTTAATATATCTTTTTTCATACCTTTAATTATCGGCTTACTGACTAATATGATTACTTAAAAAGTAAATTTATTTCATTATCTAAGACTAATCTCCAATTTCATCTATCCAATGATTATGGCCAATTGGACATTCTAAATCTGATCCTGAAATAATCCAATGCAGCTTTTTATAGAAGGGAAAATTTTTAACATTATAGTCCTCAGGTCCCAATTCACCGAGGAGATCCGTTGTCCATAAAATTATGCTTGGTACAGTGTTTTCTTCTTTTTTAAGTCTAGAAATCTCACATAGAACGGGAGCAAAAGCCGTACCACCCGATATGTTTTTGGGAACTTCTTGATATGTCTTAATATCACCTGAAAAGCAAATTTCAGAAGTGTGTAGAATAAGATATACTGGATTTCTGGTGTATTTACAAGTAATTTCTCTAATAATATTTAGAGCATCATTTAATTGCTCACTTGACATACTTCCAGAGCAATCGAGAACAACCATAAATTTTCTGATTAAGTCTGGGGCAATATCAACCATAGAAGGAAGTCTTATATTTTTTGGCATCATATGGTCCATTCGAGAACCTCTTCTTGAATATCCATAGTCTTCTGAATTTTCTCTGTCAGTAATGTGCTTTAAAATCTGCCTTAGATTTACTTTTGGAGGCTCAAGAAGCATCTCAAAATCTCTTCCATACTCACTGCCAGACCCAGGAAGCTTATTTGAGTTTTTAGAAGTATAATCTTTTAATTCTGATTTAATAATATCTCTGGCCATTTGTTCTTCTGGAGATAAAGGTTTTCCATTCTCGTCTTTTCCAGAACTTCCATCACCTACCATATCACCATTTAGAGTCCAACCTTCATAGTCCTTTCCTCTCATACCTACTTTATACATGTCATCATAGGTACCTTCAGCTGAAAGTTTGGCATATTTAGCTGGGTCAAATACAAATTGTTTTTCAAGAACTCCCATAAAACTTGTATAATTAGCATCTGACTTAAAAATACCACTTTCTTTCATTATTCTTGCCACAAACTGATTAATTTGAGCATCTGTAGCTACATTCCAAAGCTTCATATCTCTATGTTGAGCTCTGCCAAAACTATCAAAAACAATATGACCTATCTCATGTAAGATAGTAAAAGAGATACCTAGTTCTGGAGTTTTAAACCATGGCTTGTTTTGTTTAGCTGCCAACATTTCATGAATAGTATATAGTTTAGTAGAAATATAAATTTTAAAGCTATCAGTAAACGCAAAACTTGGGAATTCTTTTGCTTTATCACTATTATTAATTTCTATATTAATTTGTTGTAAAGCCTGTGAATAGAAGGGAATCTGTTTTATTATGAATTGTCTTAGACTGGCTAGATTAATGTTTGGAACATTTATATTATCCCAGTCGTCTAAAAGACTCTGGTAGTATGCCTTTAAATCTGTTGGTGATGTTTTAGCTGCCATTTTTTCTCCATAAAAGGCTAGAGTTAATCTATTTCTATAATTTCAAAATTATTTTTACTTCTATTTCTACGCTTACATAGTTTAGTAATCCAAAAATTAGCGTTTTCTATTGAAGAAAGTTCAAAATATAAATTTCCAGCATAAAATGTTATATATTCTCCAGAAATTACATCTAAAATTTTATAGCTTTTCATTAATTTCCTCTATTTCAAACTCCTCCAAAGTTACTTCATAAGATATATCTTTATTATAATCATTCCACGTACCTCCACGCTTTGTAACCCAGTTAATATCGTTCTTAATAGACTCCATAGCATCATCATAAGAAATATAAACTAGGTCTGTTCCTGAAAAACTTCTCATATATTGTCCAGAAGTTATGCATAATATTTTATACATTATCTTCTATCCTTATAATTTCAAATTCGTTCTCATTAGTGACTTGTCCAATATCTACATTTTCATATATCCAGCAGGGAGATTGTGAATAAGTATATACTATTGACTTAATCCATTCTTGGCAAGCTAATTCAGTATTAAAAGTAGCTTTTCTATTTTTACCAGAATACACATATTGCTCTGATGGTATGTGTAAAATAATGTACATATATTTAGAACTTCCAAATATGACTATGACCAATAAATAGTCTTTGAAGTAGTTCTAGCATTTGATTTTTCCTTTAGCTATTAGGAGGAAGACTTCTTAATATATAATGCTCTAATGCTTGTATTTTTATATGTAAATCTTGTATATCTGTTTTTAATGCTTGTATTTGGTTATTCATTGCTAGACATGAATCTATTAATTTTACCATAGCTTTCATTTCTTGTGGTGTCATTTCCTATTCCTCTGTTTTATATTTAATATATGGATTTAAAATTTCATCTATTTCTCTCATTGCTGGTGGTAATCCCAAATACATATCTGCTCCTCCTTTACCACCAGATTTCCACAATTTCGGGTCTTTTCGTATAGTTTCTAATGTGTTTGTTAGACATTTAGCACAAGGTTTATCATATTTAATATCTCTTGTAGGACCTTGTTGCCAATATTCTCCACAATTATTACATTTATATGTTGTCATTTTATTTCTCCTGTATGGGGTTTGTTTTTATTAGTTCAAATTCAATATAGGATACTGGTTTATAGTTAGAAAATTGTTCACACCTCTTGTGTTCTGTTCTAATATAATAATCCAAATCTTCATTGTAGTCATTAATAGCATTTATTAAAACCCAATAAGCCTCTGACTTACTTTTAAAATTTTGAGTATATACTTCAATATTATAATTATAAATACGCATATATTCTGATGAGGTTAATCTCAATATATTCCAAACTAATTTTTCTTTCTTCATTTATTCTCCTAGTTTTATTATTTCAAACTCTTCTTTAGAAATTCCTTCTCCAATATCAGCATTATACTCATTCCAACAAAAAGAATATGTAGAATTTATAGCATGCCACTCTAAGTTATTATCTATCATTATTTGAGCTTCTTTTTTTGAGTTTAAAAGAATATCACTATTTTTATAGTTTTTTAAATAATGTCCAGTAGGTATATGTAAGATTTTATACCTTATCATAAATAACTTCAAATTCATTAATTATAAAATTACTCCAATTTATTTGCGGATTCCAATCTATTAAACTTGTTCCAAAGTAGTCTTCTAAATTATCTATTACTTGTTTAGCTGAAAAATCAGATAAAAACTCCCATGGTGTATCATAATATAGTAGATAAGTCCCAGTAGGTATATGTAAAATTTTATACATCTCTCATACCTCCACTATCTCAAATAATATCTTGTTTTCTGGTATTACTATATAACTAGCATCTGTTGGATATAGTATAATACGTTCATTTAGTTTCTCAATAGCTTCTTTTTTTGAATCTACTTCATATATATGATATGAAGATGTATTAGTAATTTCATTAGAACAATATAAATTTCCCTCAGGAAAGAAACAGTACAAATATTCCCCAGGTTCTATAAATAATATTCTATACATAGCTATACCTCCACTACCTCAAATAATATCTTGTTTTCTGATATTACTATATAACTAATATCTGTTGGATATATTATAATATTTTCATCTAGCTTCTCAATAGCTTCTTTTTTTGAAGCTACTTCATATAAGGAATACAAATTAGAATGAGGGGTATTACTTAAGTAATATAAATATCCATCAGTATATAGGCAATATAAATATTCTCCAGTTTCTATAAATAATATTCTATACATGGCTATACCTCCACTATCTCAAATAATAATCTATTATCAGGTATAGTCAATAGAATTTTATTAGCTAGTTCAATCTCTAAAACTTCAGATAGTTTATCAATAGCTTCTTTTTTTGAAGCTACTTCATATATTTTAAACTTATAACATATATTCTTAGGAGGATTATTAACTTCATATGAGTAATACAAATTAGCATAAGGGGTATTACTTAAGCAATATAAATATTCTCCAGTTTCTATAAATAATATTCTATACATGGCTATACCTCTACTATATCAAATAATAACGGATTTTCATCTAAGTAAATATCATTATGAAGTATATCAAGTATAGAAAATGAAGGATACTTAATAGTATCAGTAGCTTCAAATAGTATTTTTGCCTCTTCAATAGTTTTAAATTCCCAAGGAACAAATAGATTCTGCTCACCATCACCAACTATTTCATAAACAGAAAATTTTGAATCACAGTGAGGAGTGCCAATATATCTATAAATATAATCTCCACTTTCTATATATAATATTCTATACATAAATATCCACTATATTTCCTAAATAGTTTTTATTGGTTATATATTCTTTTATACCTTCTTTTTTATTTACTGGCTCTACTTTTCTGTAAAAAGTTATTTCATAATTAGGTATATAATTTGGAAATTGTATATTAGCTATCATATTTATCCTCAATTTCTATTATTTCAAATTCATTTTCTACACATTGTTGAAAAATAAACCATTTACCAGAGTTTTTCATAGCAATACCTCTTCTAACTATATCGCATACAGTGACTATACAACTATTTCTTAAATTAGTCTTATACAAGTAAAATTCATGATTTGGTTGTCCACTACAAAGTATACCTAAAAAAGTATATATATATTCTCCAGTGGTTATATGTAAAATACAATACATATCATTCTCCTATTCTTATTATTTCAAATTCATTTTTATTGGTTTGATATAAGTTATGAAAAACTGGTTTTGAATTTGATATGTATATTCCTATTTCTACTATCGTTAATATACAAGCATTACACATTTCTATTGAGTTTACTTTAATGATTTTATATAGAGAATTTTTAAGTTCTCCACTATAAAATGTACCACTATAACTATATACATATTCTCCAGTTGTTATATGTAGAATAGTATACATATTATTTCTTTATTTCTACAAAGGTAACTTCAGAAAATAAATTATCAAGTCCTGCTGAACTTTCTTTAATTTCATGATTAAACGTAGTATATCGTAAAGTAGTTAGGATAACTTGTCGTAAAATATCAGCTTTATCAAATTTATCTTCTGGTATATTTCTAATAGTTATAGGTTTATTATAATAGTCCATAACATAAGTTCCAGTAGGTATATGTAGAATTTTATACATAGCTAATCCTCCAGTCTTATTATTTCAAATTCATTTATTGCTACAACTGTTCCTATATGTTTGTTATGTTCATTCCAGCCTAGGTAATTTAGTTTAGACAAAGCTAATATACACTTAATCTGTGTAGTTGCTTGTTTAATACTTTTGTAAATATCATTATTTCCATCACAGTCTTTTAGATATTCTCCAGAAGGGATATGAAGAATATAACATCTTTTCATTTAATCCTCATTTCTTTTATAGAATTAAGTATGTAAATATAAGGAGGTAATATGTCAGATTTCGTATGGTTTATTATTAGTTTCGTGGCCGGTTTTATTGTTGGTGCTCTTGTTTTTAAGAACAATGAAAAAATAGTAGCTGCTGATACCGCCAAAGTAAGTTCAGTGGTAGCAGAAGTAAAAACAGTAGTAGCTGATGTTGAAAAAGACGCAAAGAAACTATAATAATTAAAATAAAGAAAAATGGTATGAATAGTTTTTTAGGCTATTCATACCATTTTTATATTTAGCTAACTATTACTATTAGCCAATATTTGATTGAATTTCAGATTGTCCTGCAGCAGTATCTTTTGCGTAACGAATAATATCCTCGCGAGTTAGACCTTTTTCTTTTGAAACTCCACCGAGAAGTTTATTCATAAAATCGGTTGAGAGCTTACTTTCTCTCATTGCCTTTGCTACACTTTGAAGTGTCATAGTGGCAAGTTCCGCTGAAGTGGCATCTCCCATAAAACGAACACAGTAATGAATACCAGCTAGAAGTTTAAAAGCAGGAGAATTTTCATTATCAATTCGAACTGTAATTCCCTTAGTAGCAGCACTATTTACCTGAGCAATACAGTGGTTAATACAGCTCATCATAGTTAGAAACTGAATTGCTACGTTATCCTCAATTTTTTCCTTCTTTGCAGTTAAAGTTCCCTCATAAATTTTCTCAATGTCAGGAATACGATTCATGTAAGCATAAGTAGTAGCAAACTCTGATGCTGCCTGAATTCCCACAGAACCTTCAACTAGAGGCTTAAGAAGAGAATAGTCTACCACATTATTTACTTTGGCACCTGATAGAGCATTAATGGACTGTGAAGCAATTGTCCATGAACGAGGGCAAGGAAAGGGTTCATTAGCTCCTGGTTCTGGAACTTCATAAGCAGAGCCAGGATAGATGCTCCACTTAGCCTGAAGAAACCGGCCAGAAGTTTTCTTATGGAATGCTGTGATAGAAGGATGAATAGAACCAGTAGCCATTGCGTAGTTGATAAAATCATCTAGTGAATAGTCAATAACAATGTTAATACAACGTGAAATTGTAGGAAAGTTCAAATCATTTGCTAGACTATTGGTGCTTGGAGGATTACAGGCAGCAATGATATGAACATCACTATAGTCATCACCACCAATTGACTTAGAAGATAGAAGGTTCTGAACTGCTGCCAGTGTAGAAGGAGCACAGTTATTAAGCTCATCAAGAAAAAGATGATGCTTACCACGACCAAACATATCAGTTGGAGACATTCTAGTAATATCACGATTGTCTTCATCCTTCTGAATATTTGGCAGACCATTGGTATCTAGTGGGCCAATCTGAGAAAGAATAACAGTACGAAGCTTACGGGCACAAGAAGCAAACGTAAGTTCAGTAATTACACTCTTTGCGCAACCCGGCGCTCCCCAAACTATAATAGGAGCGAAATCCCTAGGGTCTGTATTCAATACAACGTTCTTCAAAAACTGCTCAAATTGCCCAATGGACATCTTTGTGGAGGTGGAGAAGAAATCCTTACTGATTGTTTCAGTTTTGTGAGCCATTAGTTTTTCCTTTTAGGAGGATTTGAGGTTAGAGGGCATATCACTTTGATGCCCCTCGCTATGAATTTACTAAAGTTTTTATGACATTTTCCGATACTGTTATTGAGGAGACTGTATGCCAAAAAAGATAGACTACACTAAATATATCGGTATGAAGTATGGTAATTTAACTATTCAAAGTATAGAAAAGGCTACTTATGGAGGAATGGTAGCTAACTGCCTGTGTGACTGTGGTAATGTGACAAAAAACACAGCTTTTTATGGATTAATTAATAATAAAATTACTATGTGTAAATCATGCTCAGGAAAAATTAATGGTGCTAAAGGAATTGTCTCTTTTAGAAACTCTAGTAAATATAATTACTTAATTGGAACAACTGTAAATTATTTTAAAGTATTAAGAAGAGCAACTTATGAAACTGACCCAACTGCTAAGATAGGTACTTTTGTTTGCCAATGCGTATGTGGAAATATTAGATACTTAGATGCTTATGGGCTAACAAAGGATTTAACTAGAAAATCATGTGGTTGCCAGTCAGGTAAGTTGCTATCTTTAGCTGCTGGTGGAACTGGTATACCTCATGAAATTTCCTCTATTAA